ACTCAGACTTTATAATTCTTACCTACAAAGACAACGAAGCATTAGACGATTCAATAGTTCAACAAATAGAAAAGAACCGCGAGAAGGCTTCTACAAGCGCATATTGGGCTAATTGGTGGAAAGTGTACGGTGAAGGTCAAGTAGGTAGTTTAGAAGGCGTAGTGTTTAATAACTGGAAGCAAATAGACGTACTTCCAAATGAAGCGAAGTTAATTGGAATAGGATTAGACTTTGGTTACACGAACGACCCTACTGCAATAATCGAAGTTTACAATTATAACGGAACACGAATAATAAATGAGTTAGCCTATAGAACAGGAATGTTAAACAGCGACATAGCAAAAATGTTACCTAATAACGTAACAATATACGCTGATAGTGCAGAACCTAAATCAATCGAAGAAATAAGACGCTACGGAAAGACGATTAAACCTGTAACAAAAGGCAAAGACAGCATAAACTACGGAATAGATGTTATGCAGCGTAACAATTACCTTGTAACTTCTAACAGTAGTAATTTAATCAAAGAATTACGCTCGTATTGTTGGGACACTGATAAGACAGGAATGCGTTTAAATAAGCCTATAGACCATTTTAACCACGCTATTGACGCGCTACGTTATCACGAAATGGAAACGTTAGGTTTAAACACTACCTACGGACAATACTTTATACGATGAACGACCCACAAATACGCGAAGCTATAGCAGTAGTAGAAGCGTTTATCTACGAAAAGACGAATAAGAAAGTACGAATAGTCTTTGACAATCCACAACGAATGATGTTACACATTAGAATGCTATTCGAAGCCTATGGAGTAGCGAAGGCTTACTACGATAATAAAAAATAAAGTTATATTATTATGAAGGTTGAAGTAAACATACCTACAAGTCTTGACGAAATACCATTAAAAAGGTATCAGGACTTTATTAAAGTGCAAACAAATTCTAATGACGAAGAATTTATAGCGCAGAAAATGATTGAAATATTCTGCGGAATAGATTTAAAAGACGTTGTTAAAATAAAAGTAACTGACTTAAATGACTTAATACAGCATTTTACTAAGTTGTTTAGTGAAAGACCAGAGTTAAAAAGAACGTTTAAATTAGGTCAATACGAATTTGGTTTTATTCCTAACCTTGAAGAAATTACTTTTGGTGAATACGTAGACTTAGAATCGCATATTCAAAGTTGGGAAAACTATCACAAAGCATTAGCTGTTTTATACAGACCTATAAAAAAACGAAAGAAAGATAATTACGAAATAATAGACTACGAACCAAACGTAGACTTTCAGGACTTAATGAAATTCGCTCCATTATCAGTAGCAATAAGTGCAACGCTTTTTTTTTACAATTTAGAAAAAGAATTATTAGTAGCTACGATGAACTTTTTACAACGCGAGATGAAGAAGAGCAAAGCAACTTTAGCGACTTTACCGAACGCGGACAATTCAATAAAAGATGGGGTTGGTATGGAAGCATATATGCAATCGCTAAAGGAGACCCTACAAAGTTTGACGAAATTACAAGACTTAGACTTACTCAATGTCTCACCTATCTTACTTTCGAAAAGCAAAAAAACCAAATCGAAGCAAACGAACTTAAAAAACAATATAGAAAATGACAGGATATTACAACCTACTATCGAAGATTAAAACGCACTTTGATAGCGACCCGTTAGTAAACACGGTAACACAAGGCGATATATTTAGAATAGACTTGAATAAGCAGACTATCTTTCCGTTAGTTCATATAATTGTTAACAATGTTCAGTTTGTAAATAATGTTCAGCAGGCTAATGTTAGCGTTTTAGCTATGGATATTGTAGACATATCAAAAGACGAAACAACAGATTTATTCGAAGGTAATGACAATGAATTAGACGTACTAAATACGCAGTTAGCTATTCTTAACAGACTATACGAAATGATAAGAAGAGGAGACTTGTATACTGATGGCTACCAAGTAAGCGGAACTCCTACTTGTGAACCTTTCATTGATAGATTTGAAAACAAGTTGGCTGGTTGGACTATGACATTAGATGTTTTGTTTCCTAATGATATGACAATATGTTAAAAAGCGTTCAAGACTTCTTGAATGAATTTAGAGACCACGTAATAAACGAGGCTAAAAGAAACGCGCCTAAATCAATGGGTACGTTAAAAGATTCTATTCGTGGTTATGTAAAGGAAAGCGCTAACTCTATTCAGATAACTTTTGAAATGGAAGAGTACGGTTGGTACCAAGACCAAGGTGTTAAAGGTGCTAATCCAAGTAACGTAAGTCCTAATGCAAGAATAAAAGGCCAACAAGCGCCTAACAGCAGGTTCAAATTTGGCAGTGGTACTAAGCGTGGTACGTGGTCAATGTTTGTTAGCAGTATTGAAAAGTGGGCAAAAAGACGGAACATAAGATTTAGAAATGAAAAAGGACAGTATGCAAAAGGCAACTATAAATCTTTAGCTTATGTCATAGCGCGTAACATATATTCGCGTGGATTAAAACCGAGTTTATTTTTTACTAAACCATTTGAACAAGCATTTAAGCAATTACCTAATGGACTCGTAGAAAAATACGGATTAGAAGCAGAACAATTATTTGACGAAATACTAAACGAAAACTTTAAACAATAAGAAATGGGAATATTTGTACGTTCACCTTACATAGTGACTATAAACGAATCAGGACAAGAAGGTAGTAAAATAGAATTATTCATTTGGAATGGTACAGGTTCAGCGCCTGCTTCGCCACAATATACTTTGAGTAAATTAATTCCTGCTACAAACAACTTAAACACGTATTATAACATAAGTCCATATGTTCGTGAATACATAACTTGGAATACAAGGCAAACGCCTTATAACACGTTTTCAGCATCGCAAACTACGCAATGGTGTAACGTACAAGTTAAGCGCTATAAATTAGACGCAGGTGTTTACACTTTGTTAGGTACTGACACCTATAAAGGATTCGATGGATTTGGATATTACGAAGAAGGTTATAATCCTGCTTTGAGTTATGATATATTGCACGATGAAGGGACATTTTATTATGCTTACGACACAAATCAAAATCCAAGTACGCAAAATGATTATAGAAGTGGGTTTATAATGGTGCAGTCTGCTACTTCATATAAAGCTAAGTACACGAATTTAGTTAGTGGTGCAACCTTTACGCAGAACTTAACTAACAACCAGTTGACGGATGTTATGCGCGTATATCCTAACTATTACGCTACAGGAAACAAATTAGAAATTTTAGACACTTCGAACAATGTTTTGTGGACGGGTTACTTTAAGCCTTATTTGAATTGTAAGTACGTTCCTGTAGTTTGTGACTTCGTAAATAAATACGGATGCTGGCAAAGAACTTGGTTTTACGCTGCAAGCAATGACACGTTTAACGTTGAAAACACGGAATATAATACAATGCAAAGTAGCTTCGCTAACTATAACACTTTAGAAGGCCAACGCAAAATGTTTAACACCAACGGAAAGAAGTCTATTAAAGTAAATACTGATTGGGTAACTGAAGATTACAACGAACTACTTAAACAACTAATGTTAAGTGAAAGAATTATAATTAACAATTACCCTGCGAAGATAAACACGAAGTCTACGGAGTTATTTAAAAGCGTAAATGCTAAAATGATTAACTACCAAATAGAATTTGAATTTGCTTACGATGTTATAAATAGTGTAGTGTAATGAAAAGACGGATACAAATTTGGATTGAACCAATACAGGATAGTGGAGACTACGAACAGATAGAATTATTCAACGATGAGCAAGTAGTAGTAAATTCAAGTGTTCAAAATATTTCGGACATAAGCAAAGTATTTACCGACTTTTCTCAAAGTTTCAGCGTTCCTGCTTCGACTATAAACAACGCAATATTTCAACACTTCTATCAAAGTGACGTAGATGCAAATGTAGACCATAACGTAAGACGAAAAGCATATATTGAAATAGACTTAACTCCATTTAGACGTGGTAAAATTAGCTTAGAGAAAGCCAACCTAAAAGACGGACAACCTGAAAGCTACCAAATAACGTTCTACGGAGACATTAGAACGCTTAAAGACGCTTTTGGCGAAGACAAGTTAACCAACTTAGATTTAAGTTCGTTAGAGTTCGCGTATTCAGGTGCAGAAATATTAGATAGAATTACAGACTTGACTACTGATTACGATGT